TTTTCAGCGGGTCAGAGCGTAGTCATAACAGGCGTAGGCTCTCCATTTAATGGCACTTTCACAATCTTGGAATCAAGCAATTTAGATTATGATTCATTCGTTTTGCGTTCTAACTCACGCGTATTCCTAGACGGTTCATACAGAGAATTTAATGGCTTCTTTACTGTAGCCCTAACCAATGCCGATATTACGGAGCGCAAGGTTATTCCTTCAGGACTTGCAACACTTTCAGGCGCGGCAACTTATGTAGGCGTAAGCGCAGTTGAATCAGCAGTTCTTGCAGTATCAGTAGAAGTATTCCAATCTCGCATCGCTCCAGGTGGACAGATCGAGGGAATCGACTTCACAAATGTCTCGCCTTATCGTTTAGGCCGCAGCCTTTTTAACCGCGTATCAGGACTTCTAGGGGCGTACATCGACACCGATTCAATGGTGCAATAAATGCCAGCCTCAACAATCCTGGACACAGTTCGTCAACCTTTAGCAACAGCCTTCGCCAATGTCGCAGGCAATGTCTATGCTTATGTTCCAGAAGCGCCCATGGTTCCTTTCGTAGTGTGCGTTCCAGATTCGCCTTATCTCGAATTAGAGACAATCGGCAAGACCACACTTCATACTAAAATTAATCTCGTAATCTCGGTCGCGGTTGCCTATAACAGCAACCCGGCATCGCTCGACAATCTCGAGCAGCTCGTAATAAGTGTTCTGAAAGTTATCCCAGTTGGATACACAATCGGAGCGGTTGAAAAACCAACGGTTACTCAGGTCGGCCCTAGCAATGTCTTAGTGGCAGATATCAGAGTTTCTACCTACTACACACAAACAAACTAAGGATAAATAATGGCAACCACAGTAATCACAGGTCGCGATATTTCTCTATCTTTCACAGGTGGAACAGATATCGAAGCCCAAGCAACTTCAGCAGTTCTAACTAAGACCAACATCCGCGAGACATACCAGACTCTCGATGGCGAGGCTTACAAGACAACAAACATCGAAGGCACTTTTGCGCTTTCAATGCTTGCTGATTGGGGCAAGACCGGGTCAGTATGCGAAGCACTCTGGACAGCAGCAGAAACAGCACCAGACACAGATATCACAATCAGCCTTACTGCTGCTACAGGCGCAGTATTCTCATTCCCAGTAATGCCAGAGTTTCCTACAGCAGGTGGCGCTGGAACCGATGCCCAGACAGTAGACTTTACTTTCAAGGTATCAAAGGGCGCAGTTACAGAAACTTTCAGCTAAACAATAGAAACGGGAGCAAACAATGCAACAGCAAATAACAATTAAATATATTGATGGATCGGAAACCACTTACCTGGTTCGCCCACCTGATTACGCCAAATGGGAAATGACCACTAAAAAGGTTATCTCTCAGTTTGGCGGCATGTGGGACATCCTTTATGTAGCACATTCAGCAATGAAGCGTGATGCAGGCGGCAAGCCAACTAAGACACTCGATGTCTGGATGGAATCGGTCGCGGATGTTGAAGTAGGTGAAGGAGACCCAAAAGTCATCCAAGGGGAAGCGTAAGCCGACTCTTGGTAGATCTGGCAATAGCCACACAGATCCCTATGGATCACTGGCAAAGTGCCGAGGATATTCTTACAGCGATTGAAATACTAGAGGAGCGTAATCGTGGCAAATGAGTTAGTTGCCTTCGATAAGACGGAACTCCGCATGGTCTTTAAAGCCTTAAAGAATATGGGTGAAGAAGCAAACGATGAGGCCAAGCGCCAATCAGGCGCTCTGGCTGAATTCGCCCGGGCTGAGGTTATTCAAACTGCTAGCAGGGGTAATAACACCAAAGTTTCAGGCAGGATTGCTCAGGGTTCTAGGGTTAAGAAGTCAAGCCGTATCGGTGAGATTACTTATGGATTCGCATCACAGAAGTTTTCAGGTGGGGCAACCACTAAAGACATCTGGGGCGGTTCTGAATTCGGTTCTAATAAGTTCAGGCAGTTCCCTGTGTGGTCAGGCCGAGAAGGTCGAGGCTCTAAGGGCTGGTTTATTTATCCAACTCTGAGAAAGATCCAACCTCAGATTGTGGCTAAGTGGACAGAATCATTCGATAAGATTTTGAAAAGGTGGGGTTAAATGGCAACAGGTACGAGAGCGTTAACGCTCAAGCTTCTTGCTGATGTCGATAACTTCACTAAGAATCTTGATAAGGCCGATAAAGATGTAGCCACTTTTGGCGATAAAATTTCTAAGTTTGGAAAGATTGCTGGGGCAGCCTTCGCAGCAGCAGGCGCGGCAGCAGTTGCCTACGCTGGCAAGTTAGCCATCGATGGCGTTAAGTCAGCCATTGAAGATGAAGCCGCTCAAGCAAAGTTAGCAAACACTCTTCGAAATGTTACTAACGCTACAGATGCCCAGATTAAAAGCACTGAGGAATTTATCCTTCAGACTTCTCTGGCTACTGGCGTTGCAGATGATGAACTTCGCCCATCGCTAGATCGTTTAACCCGAGCAACCAAAGATGTTGATAAGGCGCAGAAGTTACAGGCGCTAGCCCTTGATATTGCTGCTGGTAGTGGCAAGTCTCTTCAGGCCGTTACAGAAAGCCTTTCAAAGGCTCAAGAAGGCAACCTGGCAGGCCTTAGCCGCTTAGGCGTTGGAATAACTAAGGCTGAACTCGCAAGCCTTTCATTCGATCAGATCACAGCCAAACTCGCTGGCACTTTCGAGAACCAGGCATCAAAGCAAGCCGATACATTCCAAGGAAAGTTAGCGCGTTTGCAGGTGGCCTTCGATGAAGGTAAGGAAACCGTTGGCGCTTACATTCTTACAGCGATCACTCCCTTGGTTGAGAAGTTAGTTAAGGATGTTATTCCAGCAATCGCAGACTTTACTAACAATCTAGGCGAGAAGCTTCGCCCGGTAATTCAATTCTTGACTCCAATTACAGATGGCCTTCGCAAAGCCTTTAATAGCGTTCGTGATTCTTTAACAAGCAACAGCGATGAACTAAGACCTTTAATCAATCTTTTCAAGGGTGTAGCGGAGTTTGCTAGAGATGTCCTTGCGCCAATTCTTAGCAAAGTTCTAGGCAAGGCTTTTGAAGTTGTAGGTGGAGCAGTAGGCGCTCTTATCAGCGGCTTAGCTAAAGTAGTCTCATTCTTCGATGATCTTTACAACAAGATCAAGCGAGTAATCGAGATATCTAAGCAGATAGGTTCTGCCCTAAATCCATTCAATAACGCTTCGTTCTCTAGTGGAGCATCTTCGCCAGCGGCTCCAGCGGCTCCAGCAATGCCTACTGAATCAATTGCAGGCTATAGATATGTCGGTGGTCAGGCAACTACTAATATCACTGTTAATGGCGCAATCGATAGTGAATCAACTGCTCGCCAGATAGTAAGCATTCTTAATGATTCTTCAGCCAGAGGCACTCTCGGCGGTTCGGCGTTAGCCTTTTAATGACCGCCTATACTCCAGCCTATAAGGTAATAATAGATGGCCAAGAAGTAACAAATGTAACGATTGCCAATGTAACCGTAACTTCAGGCCGTACCGATATTAATGTTCAGCCAATTGCAGGCTATTGCCAGTTGCAGTTAATGAACCTAGATAACTCAAGTTACAACTTTACAGTAGGCACCGGGCTGGCAGTAGAAGTAACCAACTCGGTTGGTACTTATGTTCCAATCTTCGGCGGTTATGTATCAGATTTTACTATTGCAGTTAATCGCGCTGGAGATCTTGGATACACAACCATCGCCACCATAACGGCTTTAGGAGCCTTATCCAAATTACCTAGAATTATTGATCCTGGAGTATTAAGCCAAGACTTCGATGGCGATCAGATTTACACACTTCTTTCAGGATACCTACTAGGCCAATGGAATGAGGTTCCAGCAGCTCAGACTTGGGCAACTTACAACCCTACTGAGACTTGGGAAAATGCCGTTAACATTGGTTTAGGCCAAATAGATCAGCCAGGCGATTATGAACTTATAGCCAGATCATCATCTAATACCGACCTTTATTCACTATGCGCAGCCATCGCTAATTCGGCTTTTGGGGTTCTATACGAGGATGCAAATGGCAATATTGGTTATGCAGATCAAACACACCGCCAAGACTATTTAGCAGCCAACGGCTATACAACTTTAGACGCTAACCATGCCAACGGCTTGGGCTTATCGGCCACAACTCGAGCAGGCGATCTTCGTAACTCTTTTACTATTAATTACGATAACAATGCTAACCAGACTTATACTGCTAGCGACTTAACAAGCCAAAGTCTTTATGGAGTTTATGGCGAGGAATACACATCTCGCATTAAACATACTGCCGATGCAGAGGCTTTAGCAGATCGTTACATCGAGCTTCGCGCTAACCCATATTCAAAATTCCAGAGTATTACTTTCGTTTTAGGAAATCCTGAAATCGATGATGCTGATCGGGATGCTCTTATAAACATCTTCTTAGGTCAGCCAGTATGGATCCAGAACTTACCCGGCAATATCGATAACGGCTCATTTCAAGGCTATATCGAAGGCTGGACATTCCGAGCGAGCCTAAACAACCTAAGCGTTACTTTCAACGCTTCTCCAATAAACTTCTCCCAAGTTGCGGTAAAATGGGAGCAGGTAAATGCAGCAGAGACTTGGAATACCCTAAGTCCAACCCTTACATGGATCAACGCGATAGGAGTCGTAGCCTAATGGCAACAACAACAACCAACTTCGGCTGGGATATCCCCCAATCGACCGATTTAGTGAAGGATGGCGCTACCGCCATTGCTGCACTTGGGCAAGATATAGACACAGCCCTCATCGACCTCAAAGGCGGCACAACTGGTCAGGTTCTGGCCAAGGCCTCAGGCACAGATTTAGATTACTCATGGAATACGCTCGCTTCAGGCGGAATGACTTCTATCGCTTCTGGGTCGCTCTCAACAGCCTCAGGCACATTAAGTCTCAGTTCAATCGCTGGAACCTATAAAAACTTACAATTAGTTGTAAGAGATTGGTATCCAACGACTAATGGTGCAGGTGTAACTATGACCGCTAACTCAGTTACCAGTTATGACTACGCAACCATATTCGCTGTGGCTGATAACTCCACAATCCAAAGCGATTCCCAAGTGGCAAATGCAGCCGCATTTTTTCACTATAACTCAGTAAAAAATGTTGATGCAAACAATGTATTTATTCTTAACATATTTGATTATGCCAATGCTTCGAGTGCTAAAGCGTTTTCAAGCATTATTCGCTACACAAATGAAAGCACTTCGATTGGTCAAGTCGGAGTAACAAATGGCGTAATTAACACAGCAAGCGCAATCACTTCAATAAATTGGGGCTTATCAGCTGGCAGCGGCAATTTTGCTCAAGGAACCTATGTACTTTACGGAGTTAACTAATATGAAGATTCTAGAACACAATGTAGAAACAGGCGAAGCGATTGAACGTAATATGACTACCGCTGAAGCAGCACAATACAAAAAAGATGAAGCAATCGAAGCAGCTAAAAAAGCCGAGTTAGATGCTAAAGCAACTGCCAAGGCTGCTTTATTAGATCGTCTTGGAATTACCGAAGAAGAAGCCAAACTCCTACTCGGATGAAGCCAAAACTATGCAAAGCTGGTCAGCAGCTTCGAGAACAATTCGATGATACCTTCCCAGATCGTGATCGCCGTTCCGATGGCTGGATTGGCGATACACGCCATTCAGCGCGCCCTAGCGACCATAATCCTGATAAAGAAAATGGGATTGTTAGAGCGATCGATGTTGATCGAGATGTTCATAAGTCAAGTAAGCCCGACCTCATGCCCGATATTGCTGATCAGCTTCGACTCGCAGCCAAGAAGGGCGAGAAGCGTATCTCCTACATTATCTTCGCCGGGCGAATTGCATCGTCTCGCATGGGGTGGCGCTGGCGCAAGTATTCTGGAATCAATCCGCACGATAAGCATTGCCATGTTTCTTTCACTAAATCAGGTGATGAGGATGGTTCGTTCTTTAATATCCCGTTACTAGGAGGCAAATAAATGGAAACAGCAATCATCGCAGGTCTAGGCTTAATGGCGATTCCTGCCATTCGCGCAGCGATTAAGTCATACCGCGCTAAAAAAGCGCTAAAGGATGTCCTAGTGGATGCAGTTGAAGCGGCAGTTGATGAGATCGACCGCGGCAAAAAATGAGCCAGACCGACCTCTTAAATCTTTATATTGCCACTCTTGCGATAGTGGGTGGATTGGCTGGCTATGTGATCACGCACTTGCTGTCGGAGATTAAGCGACTTAATTCGCGTGTCGATGAGATCTACAACATACTTTTAGAGCGATAATTTTATTATGGCGCGAAAAAAGGCTATCGATCTAGAGGCTTACTCTATTCTCGACCAGTACACGATCGGGCTAAATGAATACTACAAATCACTTAGACGAGCAGGCTTTACGGTTGAGTTAGCCTTAGCCATACTTCTTGAACCTGCTACTTACCCAGCAACTATTCTTCCTGCACCTAATTGGTTGCCACTTACACCCGACCGCATCCCCTATGACGATGATGACGATGAGGATTAATGAAGCGAACCGTAGTCATTCCAGACTTGCAATGTCCCTACGAAGATTCACATGTTGTACGCAATTTCAGTCTATTTATTAAAGCGTTTCGGCCCGATGCTGTCGTTACTATCGGAGATGAAATCGATCTCCCACAAATCAGCCGATGGACAGAAAATACTCCAGGCTGGTACGAGCAGACACTAGCTGAGGATCGCGATCGGACAGTCGATGTTCTTTGGTCGCTATTTGAGTATTCCAAGGAAGCCCATATGGTGCGTTCTAATCATACGGATC